TTTTCGGGCAAAGGAGCTTTGCCCTCCCAGAACGGCAAACGGAACGCCTCTGAATTGCGCCTTTTGAAGCGTCTCAAACCAATTCTTAGCACCGGTGGGATCAAAAAAATCGGTTACTGTATCAATCAGGCTCATACCTACCCCGTAAATGGCATTGAAACCGCTACGCGGCCACCAGTGGTCCCCGTCGCTTTCGTTTGTTGATTTGTCTCTGGATTAACCATTGTCACCTCAACCTGCAATTTAGTGCTGGATAGCCCTTCCCGGACCGCCTCAGAAATACCCTGGCTTTTCTCCTGCTCTTGCGTTGAGTTGTTCACTGTTGAGGTATTAGAAAAGTTGTTGTTTTCCGTTTTATTCTGGATCTGGCTCACCGGTGCGCCGCTGATTACCGCCTTCACCTGCTCAGATGACCACGGATTGTTACCCTCCTGATTAAATAGCGCGGTCAAAACACGGGCCCTTAATGCGGGGTCTGTCAGATTCAATTGCTCGCCAGGGCTTACTCCCACCTCTTTACTCGCCCGATCAATCATGCCGCGCGTGTCGTTTCCATCAGTAGGCGGGGAAGCCAAACTGATAATTTGCGATAACGTTGTGAGCGGACGATTGCCAGCTGCTTTACTTTGTCCGGTGTAGTACAACATCAGCTGACGATCGGCTGCGGCTATACCGGCCTCTGGGGTCTCAAATTTTGCAAATCGAGAAGCACCGCCAGCGCCTGGCTCCATAACAGCACCTTGCTGGCCAGCAAAATTAAGATTCCAGGGATTGTTGTTCCGCACTGAACGAGCGCGAGGGTTAACACCGGCGCTGGGTTGACCAATATTGACGCCCTGATAGCTATTTGGGCCCGTTGCGCTGGCACGCTGTAACGCTATGGCCAGATCACTCGCCAGCTGGGTAGCGGCGTCTTTGGGTCCGTAATACGCCTGAAATTTCTGGCGTAACCCATCGGTCATGGTCCCGAAATCGAGCGCTGTTTTTTCCGTTACCGTTAGCGTTTTAGTAAATTCAGGGTCGTTATACCCCTTTCTTAACTGCTCAGCCTCATCACCTCTCGTCACCCCTAACGCGTGCATGATGGCCACATTATCAGGGCCGTGAGTGAGTAGATCAGTGATCCCCTCAATACCGTCTTTTACTGAACCATCGGAGAGTAACAGGCCGTAAAAACCGCCTTTGGTTTTTTGTTTCAAACCATCCCACGCCGCCCCCATCTCGTTAATGGCCCCATTAATACCAGTAAGATCTTCGTTAAGGCCATCAGGAACGGTTAAGCCAAACTGGCTGGATTTATTCATCAGCTCATCAAATTTACCCGACCTGAGTAAACGTAAGCTGTTTGCATCTAATCCAAGCAAATCAGATACTTTTTTCTGATTTTGAGAACTTAATGACGGGAATATTTTTGAAAGATTGCGCATGGTCCCGACCAAATCAGCCGTACCATCTTTATTTTTTGCAATCTGAACACCAATCTGATTCAGCAAAGATAGCGCTTCGTTATTCCTGCCCTGCAAAGCTTCATTAAAAATGCTATACAGCCCCTCGACTGACTGTTTAGCTGAGTCCGCCTCTATACCTAATATCTGCATTGCTCCAGATATTTGAGTGAATTTTTCAACGCTTAAACCAGCATTCTGAGCTGATGTAGAAAGCTCCTGAGCACTTTTCCCAGCCTCCCTCATGCCTGTAACTGTTTTATAAATACCAGCTGCGGCAGCACCCATCCCTAAAGTAATCCCCCCAACCATTTTAAGTGGGGGGACCATATCGCCAATTAACTGAACACCATCTTTAGCAAATACATTTAAAGTTTTAAATTGCCCTATTATCGAATCAAGACCATTTAATGTTTCCTGACCGCCTAATTTCAACCCTCCCTTTAATTTATCCAGTGGCGGATAGAGTGATTGAACTGAGCGAACAATATTATCAATTTGCTTTGATGCATCGTCATTGGCTACTAAATCAAAATCGAATTGTTCACCCATAAACTCACCCTCTAAGCATTCTCTTCATTTGAAAATACCAGAATAAAAAACGGCTGGCGGGTAAGTTGCCAGCCTCAAAAGGCCCCCAATGATAAAATTTAGTGACCTCTGCTACAGCGTTCCCCCAGGCTATTGAGGATATTTCAAAAAACCCAGCAAATACTGCTCCGCCTTTCTGTAATCACGATAGTTCATACCCTGAATTACATTCAGCGGAACAAGTGGATCACTTAACAGTGAAATCAAAAGCCCCATAGCGGCCATGTTGCCGTTTTTAGACTGCTCATGATAAAACTGTTCAATTTGGGAGAAAGACGGTTCATTGATTACGAAACTGTTATAGGTTTCTTTTCCATCAGCTGACTTTAATGGCTTAATAAGAGTCAACGTAAATGATGGCTCAAGAGTATCAAGAAATGATAAATCGCTTACGACAGTACCCACAATCAATTCTCCGTTACAGAAAGACCTTCCCACTTAACATCAAACTTCGCATCTTCGGAATCAACTTCCTGCTCATCGACGGTCCACATATTACTCCCGATAATGGTTTTTCCATTAGCTAGTTGAGCAACTACCGTGACGTTAGTTTGATTGTTAAACCCGATGACAGACGTTCCACGGCTGTCACGTAGTGACATAGAAATAGACCCTGCGGAGGGCTTTTCTTTATAACCGTGAACACCATCCATTCCGGTTAATGTTTCACGCTTAACGCGCGTTGGTTTATATTTAAATGACCCCTCAACCATAACTGTTAATCCATCAACAGTTACGTAAGCAGTCCCCGCGAGTAAACCGGTTGTATCAGCCATAACAGACCCTTAAATATTATGAGGTTGGTTGTAAGCGGAATTGTGCAAGAACAGCAAAAATACGGAGCTGGTTGATCAAGATGCCATCCCACAGAACGTCCACGCGGTTCGGGTTACTGGCGTTCTGTTCAACAATCAGACCGGCCGCAAACCCTTTACTGTCCTGAACGTAGCCCTGCCATTCAAGTGACTGATACTCCGCAATCAATTCAGCCTTGATAGTTGATGGCGTTACCAACGCGGAACCAGGAGCAAAGCGTGTCCCATCTTTGGCCAGTTTTACGCGCCCAAATTTTGACGTCACGATCGAGCGCATATCACGCATACAGAACATCAGGAGGAATAACGTCTCAACCTGCAAATAACTGTCGTCCGGCTGGCCATATCCATTTAATTGATAGGTTGTGATCACGTTTTCAATCTGAACAGAGTTATCAGGCTGTACCGTAAACGTAGAAATACCGCTATACAGCAACGTATTACGTTCTGTAAGAGAAAAACGCGACGTCATAGGCGGAGCAAGGACACCACGAATAACCAACGTTTGCAGCGGGCGGCCGGGATCGTTACGCAAGCTGACAGCAGCGGCCCCCGCATATCCTGCGGCCCACAAATACGACGGGGATGGAGAGTCATTAACCCCCATCAGGGAAGCGTGCTGGTCGTTGCGCCCTTCACCTTTCGCAGTAAGTACGCCATAAGTCCCGGACGTAGCGCCAAAGGCATGGCCATACGTTTGCTGGCTATAACTCCATCGCCCGGTCTCATCGTTGAGAAAATCCCGTACAGCATCAAGCGACGTCGTATCGTCATACGGAAAAACGATAAAGTCGTAATTTGTATCGTGGAGATTAGCCAGCGCAGTCGATAAATCAGGCGTTCCAGCGCCCCCTGTCATCTTAGTTATCGCGATATCAACACCAGGGGGAGAATACTCACTACCACTCGCCCCAAGGTAATTAAGACGAATATCAATAGTGTTTCCCAGTGCGCCTTTATTTTTGGCAGTCAGTTTCACCTTCGCAGGATCATCAGCTGTAGCCGCTACCAGCTGAGCAGTCACAGGAAGATCAGCATTTGCACCAATGGCTGTTACGATCGCCCCTGAAATAATACCGCTGGTATCTGTTGGAACAACCGCCACCTGGACGCGAATACCAGCAATATACAGCGATATAACACCGTTAGCCGTTGGGACACCAGTTACGACTAAGGCCCCCTCAGCGCCAGTCATCCCCGTAGCGGCATCCATTACGGGTAACAGATAAATGGTCCCGCTACTGTCATTTTGTAGATAAACATCCATCATTGACGCAAGCATAGACCCCTGACCGGCCAGAACTTTAGCGTTTGGCGTGCTTGCACAAATAACAGGCTCGTCAGCGGTAGCCGTTCCCGTGGACAACATTTGACCAATAATCAACGTATTCTGATTGACGGTCGCTGTATTAGCCTGAGAATTATCAACCTCCGCATAAAACAACGGGGTTCGTAAGTTACTCGGGACGTTACTAAAAGGAATCATTTATTATCTCCTTTTTGTTTAACGTCTGTTTTTTTATTAATTACAACAACGTCTTTATCACGGACGCGACGTTTCCAGAAAGGGTCATTATCTGGAACTTCTGCCCCTTCCTTTGGTAGCAAGGTGCGCTTAAACGGATCGCGAATCTCGCAACCTTCATTTGGTTTGACGAACATAGTTTAACCCTCAAACTTTATTTGGACCTGTGGTCGCGTAGTCCCATCAGGCATGGCTAAAGAAATATCTACCTCTTTTAGCTCATCAGAAACAACAGGGTAAAAATCATCAGGTCCCTGAAAATACTCAACAGAGACCAACATTAAAAGCTGACCTATATGACCCTCCCCGCTGGAATCAACGTCTATCCTTGATGAAACGGAGGAGTAGCGCTGAATGCGTCGGGTTAATTCATAACTATTAATCAATGATTTTTCTATTTGCTCCTGTAACTCCTCTAATTTAACCTCAGCATTCATCGCGCCATCTTCATTCGACTCCCCGTCAAATTCCTCAATCCTTGCCGTTATACGTAAGGTTGTGGTTGTATTGAATTTAGGTGCATTTTTATCAATACCCTTTTTATCTTCGGAATGAGTCTGAATGAGAATTAACGGAAAAAGATCGCTACGGGTAGACCAGTCGCGAGGAGAGTAAACCCTCTCCTCTGCGTCCGTATTATCTTTTAACGCGAGAACTGCCAAATTTCTGACCTCTGTAGAGTTCATATTATTTGCACACGTTAAGTATTAACTTTAACCCACCATGAGAATCTGGTTGAACATCAGATACAACATACGTTGTTTTATCTGAATATATGTACAAACGATCGCCCTGTGCAGGTTCCGTCAAAAACGCACTAGCTCTCACACCAATAACAGGAGAAGTTGTGTTTATTTCGGAGGAACCATCTAGTGTTTCAAATTCTTTTGAGTAAGGGCGATCAAATATCCCTTCTGTATCAAAAGCAACACCACGCTTAGGCCGATAATTTATAGGCTGACCAAATACTTTTTGCAGTGGGGCCAGTAGTTTTTCATCCCAATTGATCACGGGTTATCCCCCTGTGATGAACTCCACGCCACCGGCATCAGCTGTTATGGATAGCCCAACTCTAGCTTTAGCCTCAAGCTCCTGGCGTACTACGGATAATGGTTTAACTAACCCAATAGCCATCAGCCGTTTTGCCGTTTTTAGCGGGAGTTTCACTGTTTGCGAATGCGCATACTGCTCACCGTTAAACTTCAACGTTGCTCCCGTAACCACCACAGCGATATAAGCTGCGGGATCAGCACCAGCAGCGGCATCAGCACCGGCCGCTGGATCAACGCCAGCAGCGGCCAGCCGCGCTCGGCATCCACCTCGCGGGCCGCGACCAGGGCGCGGCAGGCCGGCTCGGTGTCATAGACGAAGCCTTCGGGCAGGGCGCCGTCGAAGCGGAACGTCTGCCCGCTGGCTTCGGCGACCGCC